TTTTTATTGCCCTGAGAAATATTAGTGTAATCACACCAAGTCAAAATGCTTGATCATTGCTTGATTAACCAGGAAGGAATCTTGCTTAGTTCGACAAAGTTAATGACATTATTTCAGTAATAAATATTATAAATTTATGTTTTATAAGTAAAAATAACTGACATTTCTTGCGACATGATTGCTTGATTGTCCAGGAGTAAAATCATGCTTAGATTACTGATGTGCTTATTCGGCCTACATGGTGCGACTGAGATCGACTACACGGTTGATGATGAAGAAATCAAGGTGTGTCGGGATTGTTTGAAAGAAGTTGAATAATACAAAATCAAAAATATAAGCCTGCTCATTAATTTGATCGGGCTTTTTTAATGCCCGGAGAAAAGTGAAGCAATGAAAATTAAATTATTAGCAGTCGGTTTAATGTGTGCAACAGTACTCGTTGGTTGTTCGCGTGATGCGCAAGTCGCTTCACGCAACCTATCTCATGCAGCAGACAACTTTCAATTAGATCGACGAATCGTTTTTTATAACGGTGTTACTGGTGATTATGTTCTAACAATTGAAGGCAAGTGTGCCTTTGAAGCTGTTAGTGAGCGAAAGGTTGATGTGACCTGCAAGACCAGTGACACGGAATTTAAAAAGCATTCGCTGGGCATTTCAGACAATGTGACTTACTTTTCCGAGCAGTTAAATAGCAAAGGTGTCAGTACCTACCAGTACAAAGTTGACTTTAGACCAAGCGTTATCATTCCTGATGTGGATCTGAAGTTACCCAAATAATTCGCCGAACGTATTACGGCACATAAAACCCCGCTCAATATGCATTATTGGCGGGGTTTTTCTTTTCTTATTGGTGGTGTGTATGGATGTTAAAGAAGCCCAAAAGAATCTAAATGAATTACATGATGAACTGGTGAAGTACCAGAACCTAAGTCGGGCATTCATGAATAGCAAACAGATGATCGCTATTGATGAAGTAATGGCAAACATCCGTACTCGCATGAAGAATATTCAAATCAATTTAAGTCGGAGATAGCGCCGTGGGTACAAGCGATCAAGAACGACTCGATGCCTTTAAGCGGGATCTATACCAGGATATAGCTGAACGTAAGCGATTGTTTGAGGCTGAAACTGGTTTGGCAATCAAAGATGTTGAGTTGGTATTTGTAAATGTTTCCACTGTAGATCAAGGCAATCAATACCTGCTTAACGAAATCAATGTGACCTTGGGTGATTCAGATGACATGTGCATCGTGTGAAAGAAACCGTGAATGGATAAGGAAGCAAAGTGAACGAGCAAAAGAAAGAATGCGGCTGTGTATCGAACGCCTTACTGGTCGAGATGCTTCAAGCAATGAGCAACCAAAGCCAGGCGACGACAGCTCAAAGCAATCTACTGGCAGAACAAAATAAAGTCATGGCTCGTATCGTGGATCAGAACAATGAGCTGATAGCGATGATGCAGACCGAAGATGAGGAAGATAAACCTAAGTCGCCTTATTTGGATTGATGGATATGACATCAATCATAAGCAGAGCTGAAGCTGATAAGCGTCAGACGGAGTTAAGAGATATGGTCAATAAAGATGAAATACTAAAAGTGGTTACCATTGAAGTTCCAAAAGGTGGTAAATGCCAAGGCACTAAGGTCAAGCTAAGTAATGGACAATACCTTACTGGCATCAAATCTATTGCCCTTCGAGGCGATACTGAGTCGCCGTTGTGGTCATTAAGTCTTGAAGTGATCCCTGATTTTGTCGATCAGCAAATACTTGAAGCTGTATTAGCCAATGTCAAAGTAGTTAAGCGTGACCGAGCATCAGAACGAAAAGAAGCTATTCGAAAACAGGTTGCATTGCTTCAGGCTGAGTACGCCCATCTAAGTAAATACGATGAAGGCAATCAAGTTGAAGGGAACCCCGTCCCACCAGAAATTGAAACTCCACCTATCAAACTGGAATAGATCATGAGCAGACCATGCCGTGAGTTCCGTTGTCCAAACCTAACCAAGTCGCCAAAAGAACAAGGCTATTGTGATAAGCATGCACATAAGCGCAGCAACTGGACAGCACGCCAAGACCGATCAGGATCAACTACGGCGCGTGGCTATGGTCATGCATGGCGAGTACTGCGTGAAAGCATCATGAAGCGTGATAACTATCTCTGTGTGAAATGCGCCGTTGCTGGGCGTGTGGCTGAGGCTACAGACGTCGATCACATCAAGGCTAAGGCTCATAGCGGTACAGATGATCCAGACAATCTACAGTCATTGTGTGCGCCGTGTCATAGAGAAAAAACAGCTACAGAAGGGGGAGGGTGGGTCGAGAGTTCAGAGCCTTTGCCTAAATGACCGCCCCCCTCCGTTCATTTTTACGTGCGCGAAATTAAAAATTCAGGGTGTTGACAAATGGGTGGAGTTTCTTCAGTTCCTGGTCGTGGCCGAAAGCCAAAACCGCAGGAAGAAAAACGGGCAGCTGGCAACCCGGGCAGACGCCCTCTCAATACCAATGTGCCTGAATTCGCAGATGTCGTTGATATTGATGTGCCGGAATATCTTTCGACAATGGAGCACGCTGACATGATGTGGCGTTCGGTTATTCCAGAGCTGTTAAAAAACAAAGTTCTTAAAATTACAGATATGCACAACGTGGAAATGTTCTGCATGGCTTATCACAACTTGCGCGTAGCCCAAAAAGAAGTAGTCGAGAATGGACCTACACTGGAAACAGCGCAAGGCAGTACGATTAAAAATCCAGCCTTAACTGCAGTGAATGAAGCATCAAAACAGATGGCTTCTTTTGGAGCAATGCTGGGTCTGGATCCATCTTCCCGGGGGCGGTTAGGTGGTGGGGGTAATAAACCTAAAACCAATAAATTTGCGCAGGTGCTGAATATGTAGCGAGGCCGAAATGACAGCTTTCCCAAACGTTGGCATTGCAAATAGATGGGCAAAGCAGGTTGTTTCAGGAAAAATACCTGCATGTAAGTGGGTAAAACTTGCTTGTAAACGCCACTTAGATGACCTGATTAAATCAAAAAATAAAGATTTTCCTTACAAATTTGAGCCAAAACTAGCAGAAAAGAAGATCGCTTTTATTGAGTTGCTGCCCCATACAAAGGGTGAGTGGGCAATGAAGCGCCTAAGTATCACGCTTGAGCCTTGGCAAAAGTTTGGTATTGGTTGCACATTTGGCTGGGTTCGTAAAAAGGACGGGTATCGCCGTTTCCGTGAAAGCTATTGGGAGGTGCCACGTAAAAATGGTAAGTCTGCAATTGCTGCTGGTGTGGCTCTTAACATGTTTGCCAATGATGGTGAATTTGGTTCGGAGGTTTATGCTGGTGCTACTACCGAGAAACAGGCTTGGGAAGTTTTTAAACCTGCACGCTTAATGGCGGTACGTTCGCCAGACTTCATTGAAGCAGCTGGCGTACTGATTAATGCAGGTAGCTTAGAGATTCCAGATGAAGGTTCTATCTTTGAGCCTATCATTGGTGATCCGCCTGATGGCCAGTCACCGCATTGTGCTGTAGTCGATGAATTCCATGAGCATCCAACATCTGCGCTGTATGACACCATGCAGACCGGTATGGGTGCACGTCGACAGCCTATGATTTTCACAATCACAACAGCTGGTTTCAATATTGAAGGTCCTTGTTATGATTTACGTGCACGTGTGCAGGAAATGCTTCTGGATACTGTGCCAGATGATGAGCTGTTTGGCTGGATATGGACCATTGATGAGGGGGATGACTGGACAGATCCGGCAGTATTGGCCAAAGCAAACCCCAATTATGGGGTTTCTGTTTATTCGGACTACCTAGAATCTCAGCAACGCCGGGCAATTCAGAACGCATCAAAGCAAGGTGCTTTTAAAACTAAACACTTAAACGTTTGGGTATCAGCAAAATCTGCATTTTTTAACATGGAAAAGTGGAAGGCCTGCGGTAATCCAGACCTAAATATTGATGACTTTGAAGCAACGCCGTGCATGATGTGTGTGGATTTATCATCAAAAATTGATATTGCGGCACGTATCAACCTGTTTTACCGAATAGAAGATGATGGTCGACTGCATTACTACTGTATAGATCCGCAGTTCTATCTACCTGAAGACACGGTTTATAGCGGTGATGAAAAGCAGGTGGTTGAGCGGTACCAGAAGTGGTTCAACAAAGGTCTGCTGAATGTCTGTGATGGCTATGAGAATGACCTGAATCAAATTGCAAAGGAATTAATCGAAGACGCTCAGCGAGTGTCTTTAACAGAAGTTCCTTACGATGAATGGGGTGGATTTCAGATTGCAAAAACTGTGGATGATGCCGGATATACCTCAATCAAGATGCCCAAAACTACAAAGACATTCTCACCAGCAATGAAGGAGCTTGAGGCTGCTATTGCTGCAGGTCGTTTTCATCATGATGGAAACCCAATTCTTAGTTGGATGATCGGCAACGTTATTTCTAAAACAGGAAAAAATGAAACCGAGTTCCCAGATAAGGAAAAGAAGTTTAAGAAAATCGATGGTGCTGTAGCGTTATTAATGGGCATCAGTCGGGCAATGGTGCTTGCAGGGGAACCTACAGGTGATGAATTTTATGATGATCCAATTATGGTAGGTGTTTAATGAGTACAAAGAAGCCGGGTCGGTTTGCTCAAGCAGCTTTGCGCTTCCTTGGGCTTGATGGGCATCTGAGTCTGGAGCCTGAATTATTAAGGGCACTATTGGCCACATCGAGTGGCAAGCATGTAACTGTAGATTCGGCGCTTCAATTGAGCGCCGTTTTTTCATGTGTGAGTTTGATTTCAGAAACTGTATCAACGCTGCCTCTTAAGATTTACCAGCGAAAAGCGGACGGTAGTCGGGATGTTGCAGTTAAGCATCCGCTCTACAATCTTTTGTGCCGGTCACCAAACTATGAAATGACGCCAAGCCGGTTCATGCTGATGATTGTGGCCAGTATCTGTTTATGGGGAAACTCATATATTGAAATTA